GAATGGGCTGCTAACCTTGCAAACTGCCCTTCACTTTCACAGGTCACAGTCAAGAAAGAAATTCTGCCAAAGAAAAAATTGCAAAATAATCGACTGCGCAATGTGATGGCGGTCGATGCCGCTCATAACATGTCTAATCAGAGACTCTCCTTTGACCAAAACCACAGGCTGCAGGAACACCCAATACAAACGAGAACCGCCCTTGGTTGGTCTCCTTACAGGAATGGTATGCAAAATCTTGCGAACTATCTTGGGCGACATGGTGTGAAAAACAATGGTTGGGAATTTGACGGAGCAGCTTGGGAATCACACATGTTCGAGGAATGCCTGATGAGAATTGCCGAAATACGTTGGCGAGCTCTTTCGCTCGAGCATCGCACAATGGACAACCTCATTCGCTTCAAAAATGTCTACAGAATGATCGCCCAACTGCCAATTGTAGAGCCAGATGGTTACGCCTTTTTGAAAGGCTTCAATGGTACTGGTGGAAATCTCACAGGGCAGGTGAACACTGCACACGATAACACCATTCTTATGATCTTTGCCATGGCTTACGCATTTGTACAACTTGTTGGACCTGATTTCAACAGTTTTCTCGACGATTTTTCACCTATTTGTTTCGGCGATGATTGCACATTCACTGTCGCTGACAGCATTATCGACCGGTTCAACGGCAAAACCATTTCCTTGCTACTCTACGATGAACTCAACTTTGTTTTTGAGAGCCCCGACTGGGATGCCAGGCCTTTTCACCAGCTTGGCTTTCTTTCCATGCATTTTCATTGGAACCCAAAGCATCGTAGTTGGGTGCATAAGATCAATCGTGACCGTTTGCTATCCAACATTCTCCAGGGTGGTTCAACTCGTACACCTGCTGAACAAATGCAGCGCATGTGCAACATGCGAAACGTTGCTTTTGGCGATGAACAGCTCACCATTGAGCTTGAGAAAACCATACGGGAGTATCGTCACATTTTCTCATCCATGGATGGAGATGCAGATTGGGACCAGGCCTGTCAGTCCTACGTCACAGACATCGAATTGCAAGCATTGTACTTTGGATACGAATCATATCGTGCTGAGTCATTGTTGGTCGCACGTGACCACCTCCGAGACGTGCCTCGGATAAATTCGTATGACCTCAGAGTTGAAAAAACTAATACCAAAGTTACTCAATCCAGGACCTCCAACAGATCCTTATCGCTATATCATTCAAGAAGCTGGGAAACAACTTGCAAAATCAATTACAGAAAAATGGGAAAAAGAAACACGAGACAAAAAGGACTCTCGCCAGGAGCGAAAGCACACAAAGCCAAAGCGCAAAGGGCACAATTCAAGCGCGCAGGGCCGAAAGCCGCGAAGACCAGCGCGCGGAAAAAAGCAGTTATCCGCGAGGAGGTGAAGATCGCGAATGCACGGATCAAAAGTGGCATCCAGGCTTCCGGCAGCTTTGTTGGTGCTACGCGTGCTCTCTTGCCCAAGATGCTGAAGATGAAGACCAATGCTGGTCTAAATATGCGTGGCGGCACAATCTCGGGTGTCACGGAGATTACGCCGGACTTGCAGCTCACTTCCGCTCTCAATGTCGCGGGCACCGTTCTCTACAGCACCGCGCTGCACCCACTGCTACTTGCACCTGGTAGCAGATTTGCTGATATCGCTGCAATGTACGATCAATACTGCTTCGAGTCACTTTCCATCACTCTGGCGAGCGACTTGCCTTACACCATCAACGGCATGATTGGTGGTGGACTTGAGCGTGACCCTGGAGACCCTATTGCAGCTGCTGGTGGCACTATTGACGTCACCAAATACATGGAGCACAGCAATTTCCATGCTGAATCAGTCTCGAACAAGCGTGGTGTCCGATTCCCAAAGGACCCTAAAGCGGTTGCGAAAGCTGGGCGTGGCTCAACGAGCGGGATGTTTTTCAATCGGCTGCCTGCCGCTGCTAATGACCTGACCACCTTGTTTCAAGGCCAACTCGTCATTTTCATTCATTCGGCACTTTCTACGGACACCAACAGTGCGCTCAACTACCCATTTTCTCTTGGGCCGTTGACTTTGCGCTGGCGTATTCGTATGAAGGAGGCGGCTGAAAAAAACACGATGGTTGGCAATGCCGATTACCACTCGCAGAGCAGTTCACCAAGCACCGCCAACCCACTCAACTGGAGTGCTTCCTTCGTCAAACAGCCGACGCTTCAAAGCTGGAGCACTTTGATCTTGCCGACAATGTGTACTTCCTCGCAAATCTGGGCACAGCTGCCAGTTGGCTACTACTACGCATCTCTCACCACTTCCTACACCTCAACTGGAGCTGGTGATTACGCTTGGCAACCGTACCTTACGGCTGCCACAGGGCTAAATCTCATCGCTGCGAGTCCAACGAGCCCTACTACCTACTCAACAAAGCTGAGCTCGACCGCTAGCTATTATACCAGCTGGATACATTTTCAAGTGACCGGTCCAGGTACCAATGCCATTCCAGGCGCATTCGAGCTGTTCACCGCTTTCGGCACTGCCACTGGCTGGGTTGCTGCGAGCGCTCAGCTGCATCTCGTTGCCATGCCCGTTGGCGAAAGCACCTACCTCGCTCACAAGGATCCCACAATTCGATCACTTGCTTGGGCACGTCTACGTGATGGTGCCGACCGCAAACAGCAAGCGAAGCGCGATGTCGAAGAGGCTCTCAAGGAGTACGGTATCGAAAGGAAGGAGCGCAAGGGAGAGTGCAAGTACACAAAGCAAATTGAGGAGCGACACTCTGAGCTGCTCAAAGCACCCGAACTCAAGCGCCAAACTCGTTCACGACTTGATGAGCTGGAGGACTTCGTCGTTGAGCGCGAGAGAAAGGAAAGAAAGCGTCCTTTTACTCCTGAGGACGATCTAGATCAAGAATGGGATGAAAAGGAGTTTCTCAACAAACGCTACACTTTCACTGGACAAAAGCTGCGCATCATGCAAGATGACGAAAAGAGCGACCGCACAAAGCCGGCAGACAAGCGCGCGTCGTCGCTGAAATCCTGAGACGCGAAGGATAAAACATCACGATGAGCATCAAGTTTGAGAAGAAGACCTTTGTCAAATGGCTTGAAACAGCCCAGATGACCGATGTAACTTACCACCGTTCACGCCAAGTTTTGTGGTCTGGTTTGCAAAAGTGTGCTAAGGAGAAAGGAGGAGAGTACTTGAAGATTGATCGACACATTTTCAATTCTTTAAAAGGCATTTTGACTAGCAGAAGCGAAGGCATTGATGACACCAAGCGTCTTGCGTTTGACACCGCGTTGGAAGAGATTGCTGGCGCTGTTGCTGATGTTGAAGTTGCTGATGATGATGATGTTCCGCCTTCTTTGGTTGTGCAATCTGAAGAAAAAGAAGAAAAAGAAGCACCCAAGGCGGCCTCCTGATTTGACTGTGGTCATACCAGTGCGCTGAGTTTTGTTTTTCTCTCTGCGCTGTTTGGTACCTAGTGAACCCC